ACCAAATGCTTCAACAGCTACAAATTCCTTGGTTATTAGATGTAGGATTAGAGGAATATAGGTAGAAATACTTATATACCAAACTTTTTTTATTTTTATTATATGAAAGAAACCTATTACTCTAAACATAAAAAAGATGTTAGAAAAAAACAACGGGAATATTATTTAAAGAATAAAGAGAGATTAAACGAATATCAAAGGGAATATAATGATAATAATAAATTAAAGTTAAAACAACAAAATTTAGACAATATACAATCAAAAAGAAAACAAGTTATTAGACATTATACTAATGGTACTATGAAATGTCAATGCTGTGGAGAGCCTGAGTATCTATTTTTAACTGTAGATCACATAGATAATAATGGTGCTAATCATAGGCGTAAAATAGGTAAAGGATATACTATATATTTCTGGTTAATTAAGAATGATTTTCCCGAAGGTTTTCAGATACTATGTATGAATTGTAATTGGGGAAAAGCTCGAAATAATGGTGTATGTCCTCATGGAAATACTTAAATACTAAAAGTTTTTTTATAATACTATATGGCACAAACTGATGATTTTGTAAATATTGGGGCTTCTTGTGAATATAATCAATATGGTAGAGATGAAGCAATTACATTAGGTACTAGTTTTGCTAATATTTTAGAAATTGATTGTAAGAAATTAAGAAGTGTTACTGTTAATATACAAATTGTGGGGGGTGCTATTGATGGAGATTATATCGTATATGGTACAACTAAAAGAAATCCTACTATGACTGTTACTGAAGATGAATGGGCAATTGTTAAAGCTAGTACAGCATTAACTAGAGATGTTACTACTATTGATACATTTACTGGAAATTATACTAAATTAATAGTTCAAGCTAAGGGTGACTCTGGTACACCAGCTGCTAAAGCATGGTATAAGGGTAAGAATTAAACTTAAATACTGATTAACTTTATATATTATCATGGTTCGTAATCCCGAATATTGTTCTACTGTTGATGTAGCCGATTGGCTTGGTATTGATATTAATGCTAATACTGATCCAAATACTACAATGGTAGAAAATTTTATTATGGATAACGAAGATGTTATTGATGATGAAACTGGACATACTTGGCTAACTAAACGACAATATACAGAAACTTTCAATGTATCTGATATATATGATTATGGTCGGGGAATGTATTTACCTATTAAACACCATGATATAAAACCATGGAGTGCAGCTGATGGGGACTTGTTTGAATTATGGGATGGTCAAAAATGGGTAGTTCAAACAATTGATGAGCCTGTAGATACTTTTGTTAATTTTGATAAAGATAAAGGTGCTATCCATATTAGAGGATATATTTATACAATTATCAGAAAATCAAGATTTAGATTTACTTATAGATACGGTGGTACTAGGGAAGTAGTTGATGGACAGACAATACCTAGAGACATTAAAAAAGCATGTAAATTACTAACTTGTATCGATATATTATCTAGAGACTTTAAAATGTCCCAAATTGCATACGGTGGGGAAGGTAATGTTGATAAAGCCTCAATGATAGACAAATGGGAAAAACAAGTTAAGAAAATTATATGGAATAAATCTGAAATACTAACGGTGTATTAGTTGGTAGTTGGAGTAGTAGCTGCTCTAGGTGGAGTCGCAAGATCTGGTATTCAAATAGCTTCTAGACTTGGTAAAGGTGTAAAAACTGCTAATAATTTAAAAGATGCTAATTCTGTTCAAGTCTCTTTACCTAGAACTAATCATGGATATCTGATAGAATATAACCGTGCAGAAATGGACAGACTAATGGAAGATTTGCAAAACGATGTTATAGAGAAAACTAGAATGCAGTTAGAAGTAGATGATATAAATTTCACAAGTGAACTATCAAAGAGTATAACGGCTGAAAAAATAGGTAATCAGCATTGGGTAGTTGTTAAATCTCCTTATGCTAAATTTGTTGAATTTGGTACTCCCGCAGGGAAAAAGGTAAATTTTGATGCTTTACGTGTATGGGTTGAAGGTAAATTAGGTGTACCTAAAGAAGAATCTGATATTGTTACTATGAAAATTATGAATAAAATCAAGTCTAAAGGTATAAAACCTAAAAGATTCTTTAAAAAAGGCATAAAAGCTGTAATTTCTCAGCGTGGAGTATTAAGAACTGCTGGTACTAAACGTAGTATAGGAAGAGTTGAAAAATTCCTTAATCGTGGGGTAAAAATTTCAAAGAAAATCAATAAAGCCTCAAAACGTATAGCTAAACATATTAACAACTTTAATAAGATAACTAGCGTAGGTAAGAGGAAATGACTGGAATAGCTGGATTAAACTTTGTGACTGATATAACCAAGATCTTAAATGATAATTGGAAGGCTGGTGTAGGTGGTAAAAAACCTAATATTACTGCTCAATGGGGAGTAAAGGCTACTGGTCATGCTACTAACAGATATAGAGAAATAATTATATCACTTGATTCAGAAAATCCTCAAATATTCAGTCTTCTACAGGGAACTTTAAATACTGATGCGTATGATTGGTTACATGATGTATCGATTTCGCTGGATATTAGGTCAGGTCAGAGTGAGGCTGATATATTACAAATGGTTAATGAAACAGTACGTATATTAAAATCTAATTCTGTACCAACTGTAGCCTCAAAAGATGGAAATAGAACTTATTTACAGGTTTTACCTGAAGGAATTACCTCATTAAATGAAGAATATCGTAATATGTATAGGTATATGGTATCAGTTTCATGCCTAATATTTAACCCGTAAATCTTTAAATATTAGTATATATCTTAAGATTTATGGTTAAGTCTGAGAAAGATAATTTAAGAGCTAAACTATGGCATAAGAATAATCGGGAAAAAGCAATTGCTAGGAATAAACAATGGAAAATAGATAATAAAGCGAAAGTACAGGCATACCATAAGAAATATTATCAAGATAATCCAGAGGCATATTATAAAGCCAATATGAAAATAATGAATAAAATGGGTGAAATATTTGATATGTCTGGTTGGATGTATGCTCATTCATTATTATCATGGTCTAAACTTGTTAGAAAATTAGATAATTATATGTGTAAAAACTGTGGATCTACAGAGAATATACAGGCACACCATATACAACCTAAGATATTATTCCCTGAATTGAGCCTTACTTTGAATAATGGAGTCACATTATGCTTTAAATGTCACCGCCTAGTACATGGATAAATTTAAATAGTCAGTATAAAAGTATATAGTATGGTACGTTCTGGTGCTTCTAGTTATGTCGCTATAGGGTGGGAATCATCTTTTGGTGGGGGAGCTAGTAATGTTCAATTATTTGGTAAAGATCAAAAACTAAACGGTGTAGAGTATTCTAACAATATGCAAGCTCTACCTCAATTATATACACCTGAAGTTAAAGACTTTCTTTTTGGTAGAAATTCGGGAAGTTGTTCTATTGAATATGTATTATCTAATCCATTCCAATTTACTTCAATCTTACATGAACCAGTATCAGAAGTTTTAGGATCTGGTATTACTACAAGAACATGGTCTTCAGATCCAGATACTAACGGTAATATTAGAAAAATTAAATCTATGCACTTGGAAGTAGGAAGTATATTAGCAGATGAAAACGTAGTTAGAAATGCCAAAGGTGTTTTAACACAAAGTCTTAATCTTAAAACAGGAATTGACCAACCAGTACAATGTACTCAACAGTTAGTTTGGGGAATTGAAGATGCTATTGGTACTACATTAAATGGATCATTACCAACTGATTCAGGTTTTTCACCATATAATTTCGTAGAGACAACTGTAGAAATGCCAAATGCTACAGTTATTGCAACTATTCAAGATTTGGATTTAACATTTAATATTAATGCTGAATTGTTATATGGACTTGGAGCTGCTAACGCAGTTGATGGATATAGAAAACTGTTTGAAGTCACAGGTAAAATAAACCTTGCATTCAAAAATAAAACTCACTTAGATCAAGTAAGAAACAGAACCGAACTCGCAACCTTAGAAGTCACTCTTACAAATGGTCTAAGTGGTACTGATTTACGTAGTATCGTATTATTGTTTACAGGTGTAGGTCTTTCTAGACATGGAGTACCAACAACTTCACCTACTGAAGTATTATATCAAGAATTTGATTTCCAATGTAGAAGTACAAGTGTAGTTTCTAAAGATGCAACCGCAGCTTTCACATGGACATAGAAAGGCTTATATAGGCTATTATTTACTACTATAGCATGACAGAAATCAAAACCACTACAATTCAATCTACAATTAATGGAGTACCTACAGATATTGAAATTAAAAATGATATCCCATGGGGAAGTTTTCAAAAGATTTTAAGTGGTTCTGAAGTCAATGGTAAATTTGATTTTAATAATTTCGTAGATCAATTACTTGAAGAAGTTATAGTTGGTGGAGTAGATCCAAAGAATAGAACAGAATTTAAATCACTTGGTACATTAGAAGTTACTGAACTAATAGGGAGAGTAGGCGATGTAATCCCTTTAGAGAACTACTTCAAAAACCTCAAATTGGATCAAGGGGGTATAGTGGGAGCCTTGACCAACCCTCAGAGCTAGGCGATTATATATATTCAATCTGTGCATTATTATTCAAATGGGATAAAGAACAAGTAGATAAACAAGATACTAGATATTTAATGACTGTAGTATCTATGAATATGACATTAATTTCTGATATATTCAAGGGATTTAACATGAATGGTAATGGAAACATGAAAAAAGGTATATTTGAGCATATATTCTAATAGATATACTTAAAAACTAGTTATTTAAATGTATATCATGGGGGATCAATATACATTAAAATTACTCGTAGATGATTCTCAAGTTCGTGCCTTAGAGCAACGACTAGGTAAAATGATGGGATTATCTGGTACTACTACTGGTGCTGGTCAAGGCGGGGGCGGTGGAGCTGGAGTAGGCGGTATGGCTAAAAATATTGCTAAACTTGGTGCTATTGCTGTAGGTGTCACGGGTATATTGGCAATTGCTAAAAAGATGCAATCCCTAGTTATTGAATCTTCACCTATTTTACAGGCTATGTTTAAACTGTTTAATACTTCATTATTGTTTATTTTCAGACCTATTGGGGACTTTATTGGATTCTTCTTAAGACCATTAACAATATTCTTTATGAGGAATATAGCGATACCGTTTTATAGGATCGCAGCTCCAATTATGAGACAATGGGGATCTAGTATAGGAAATGGACTTGTAGCATTCTTGAGTGATCCATTCGGTGCATTGACAGAATGGTTTTCGGGATTTGATTGGAAAAAAGCATTAGATATATTTGCTATTGTATCTCCATTAGGAGCAATCTTAAAAGCAGTTGGACTATTTAATGTAGATTTAGGAAATATATCAGCTGGAATATCTGAAAAGTTTACTGGTGCGATGGATAGGATTGGTACTTTGTTAAATGGTGTATTTGGAAATTTCTTCACTTCTGTACGTAGAAGTTTTGCTGGTATGAAAAATTTCTTTGCTGGTATATGGGCTAGTATTACTGAGACATTTAAACCAGCTTGGGATGCTTTGACTAGTCTTTGGGAAGCGATAGCAGATTTCTTTAAACCTATATTTGATGCAATGCAAGGTATAGTTAGTTTCTTTACTGGTGATAGAGGGGAAGAAGGATCTCATACATCGTTTAATCAAACGGGAGCTGGTGATGCTAGAAGTAGAAGTGGAGATACAACTACAATTAATATTATAGAGCCACATATATCAAGTGAACAGGAATTATATGATTTCGAGGAAAAGGTACTTGAAGTAATTGAGAGGAAGGGAAGAGGAAGGTTTAGAACATAATGGCTGGTGCAACTATTGAAGTTAGAAAATTGGATAGTAACGGTACTGTAGTAGGTACATGGGCTAAAGATGTATTTGATACCTTTGGTTATGATATTAATACACCAGCTACACCTACACCATTACCTGAAGAGGATCAATCTGAAAATATATTAATGAAAGTTGAAGGTAACTCTGGTGCTGTACCTTTTGTTTTTGTAATCAAAGATGAAGATACTAATCAAATTACAGGTTCAGGAATTACAGGTGATTCTAAAACAGTATTTGAACAGGTTTTAGTTATGAAAAATCAATTTAGACCTGTTAGTATTGATGATGCTTATGAAATTGCTATTGTAGTTTCGGGAAATGATGTTATAACATGGAGTGGTACAATTGTTAAAATGAGTGCTAGATTTACAAGTATGGAGCCTGTTTCTGCTAGAGTGACTATTCAATTCTTAGAAGGAAATGTAATTACCGTATATAATATTGATGGAGCAAAACAACCTACAAATGTTACAGCTGCTACAGGTGGAGCCTCTGGTGAAATTGATATGACTTGGACATTACCAACTGATACAGGTACAGGTAATCCAACACTTTCAGGATATAGAATACAATATAGAAAAGGTAGTGACGACTGGACTAGCGTAGATTATACACCTTCAGCTTCTTTGAAAACCATTACAGGATTAACCGCAGCTACTTCTTATCAGGTTAGAGTGGCTTCTAGTACAGCTGATGCAGTTGGTCAATTCTCAGCAGTTAGAACAGCTGTATCAGGTGCATAATCATGACACAATTAGCAAAATGTGTAATTGAAACTGTTAATACTTCAGGTACAGTCACAGAAACTAGAGATGAACGAATAGTTAAATCAGATGTAACTAGATTTGGTTCTAGAACTGTAGATACTGGTACATTTTGGTTTAACGGTAGAACTAAGGTAGATCAAAATTATAATGTAAAATATATACAGGATATCGTAGATACTACAAGATTAGCTGCAATTTGGAATTTTCAACTAACTACCAAAGATGAAGGTGGATATGATCATGATGGTACTGACTTAGCAGAAACTAGATTTGTTAATCCAAATGTAGGAGTTAATACTAAAAAATTTCAGGCTCAATATATATTAGATTTTGATGAGGCTACTGGTACAGATCATTTTGAAGTGACTGATGATACTAGACTTGATATGACTGGACAATTTGATTTATATGTATGGTGTCAATTTAGTTCTGCTTTGGGTTCTTATGCTAGTGAAGATAAGGCAATTATATTTTCTAAATATGATGGTACAAATGGGGGAATTGAAGTAGGATTCATTCATAAAGCAAGTGGAGATAAAAGATTATTTGTAAGAACTTTGGATAATATAGGATCATCAGTAGAACGTGAAGGTACTCAGGCTGGATTTATTAACAATACTCCTAGACTTATCAGAATTAAACGTGATGAAAACAACCTTGTATCATGTTATTTAGATGGTATATTGGAATTATCATTTACTGAAGACTTTGCATACGGTCAAGGTGAGAATATTAGATTTGGAGCTCATCAACATCCTACTACTCCTAGTGAGTTTTGGGGTGGTCATATAATGCAAGCTAGATTATATACAGGTGATTATCTTACTGACTTGGAAGCTGAACGAATTCATCAAGCAAGTCCACAGCCTCTAACTATGAAACTTGCGGGAAAGGTTTGGAAGGTATCTGATAATACTAGTCCTATTCAAGTACATGTAAAAGGACATGGTAAAACATTGATTGAAGCAAATATGACTTCTAATATATTGTCTGGTACAGATACAACACCAAATAGAACTACAAACGTATATGATGCTGGGGACGATCATTCAGAAATTATAGCAGATATGATAGAAAATGTAGATTCTTCATTCTTATATAAGGATCCTAGTTCAGCTACAGCTGCTACATGGTCTGGTAAATTCGTGGCTACAGGTGGACTTATACAATGTATTGAATTATTATTGGTAAAGACTGATGGAATATTATATACTACACCTAGAAAGATAGCAGTTTTAGAGGATGCAGATGGAATTACTACACCTTATGATTTCAGACAGAATGATGTGGCTACTTCAAATGGACATATAATTACTACAAGTGGTAAGGATGATTCATTAATGATTAATGAACTTGAATTTATTGGTAGATTAAGACTTAAACATAAAGAGGAAGGATTAGGTTCAATTAATACAAGTGGGGGAGATGTTGTAAAAACACTTGCAGAAAGACCAGTACAAATTATAGTAACAGACGGTACTCAAATAGGTATACCTGATACTGATTATACCATTGATTATGAGGCTAAAGAAATTACATTCTTGGCAGCTTGGACATTTACAGATCCTTCTACTATTACTGTAAAATATGAATATGAAGATGTTGATTCTACAAGTAATGATCAGTTATATTTCTTAAATACAACTACTGGTTCTAGTAGTGTCACCGAACATGGTAGATTTGCTAGAAGAATATTTGTACCACAATTAACTCATAGAACTGACTTGAATACTGGTTCACAAAAAATTATCGGGGATAATTCAGATGTATTGACTAGATATCAAGTAGTATCAGCTGGACATATAAACCACATGAGAGAAAACATGAAAGCCACACTTATCAATGCTAAAAAGAGTATCAATTCTGCTCAAGTATTAAAGTCAATTAATTGGAAATATCCATTAATGCGTACTACAATGGAGTTTGGTGAACATAGATTTGACTCATTCGATCTAGAAAAAGTTTCATCTAGAGATGTACAGTCATTAAATGCAAGTACAATGAATACACAAAATGCTTAGAATTTTTTATTTTCTTTAGCCATTTTTACAAGATTTGGTACTCGTAAATGTTCTTCAATCAAGGCTAATAATTTGTTTGATTTCTCTAGATTCTCATTAATTTTTCCTAGTTCCTCAAACATTTAAATATAGGATATCATAATAGATATTTAAATGTTTACTCTAGAAGAGACTCCCGATGTGAAAAGACCTTTTGCAAAGGAAGAACATACTGAAGATGGACATTATTACAGGACAGAGAAAGGGGAGCTCTATCCTAGTATTACTACTATATTTAAACAGGTTGAACCATTCGAATCAACTGAAGGATATGAGCATTTTGTCACATGGGCTATGAATAAAGAGAATTTGGGAAGAACTGAAGCTATAGAATGGTGTAAAAATTATAGTGCTGAATCTATGAGAGTAGGTACAGAAATGCACAGATTAGCAGAATGCTATTTGAAAAATGAAGAAGTAACTTTTGAAGATCCTTTTGATGATCCATACGCATTCGATTGTATGAAATTATTTGATGTATTAAAACCATGGCTTGACAAAAATATATCGAAAGTATATGGTACTGAACATAAGTTATATTCTGATGAAATGAAACTTGCTGGTACTGTGGATCTTGTAGCTGAAGTAGATGGTGAAAAATGTATTATTGATTTTAAAAATTCTAGATCACCAAAGACACCTAAAAAAGTCAAAGAAAACCATTATTATGAACAAATGTGTGCTTATGCTAAAATGTGGGAATTTTGTACAGGGGAAAAAATTGAGACTGGTATTATCCTAGTTGTATCATGGAAAGATTTGAAAGTACGTCCATTTAAAGTCAAATTAGCCGATTATGAGAGTAGTTTATGGGATTGGATTCTCAGGCACGAAAGCCTTATATAATAGAAAATAAACGTTTATATATGCCTGAATTACGGGTGATTGACAAACAGGGAAAATCTAAAGAACTAGTCGTAGATAAACGTACACTAGATAAAAAGAAAAACCCGCCTAATGTCAAACATTTAAAATTTGCTAGAAATTTACCTATAAAATGTAATGATTGTCCTTATCGTGACAAAATGGAAGGGGGTAATGGTGTATGTGTAAAATATGAAAAAGATGCTTTATGTGGTATTAGGAAGGATATAGTCAAAGTAATTGAAGAATATGAATCTAGAAATCCAGATGTTATATTGCCTCTAATGGAAGAGGAATTTATGAATAATTATATGAAATTAAAGACTTTTGAATCATTAGAAGATATGGCTAGTGAGTTAAACCCTGAAGTAACCAAGCGTATATCTGTACTTGATAAACTCGGGAAGACTATTAATGAAATGAAGACAAAGAGACAGACTATCGAAGTAAGTGAAACCAAGGTACTATCTGAAGATAAGAAGGATCAAATTAGACAGATGTTCAGAGTTTCACAAGAGAGTAGTAATGAAATTTAAGAAGAAATTACCGCCTATTGAGACTATATTAGACGAAGAAACATACGCCAAGATGTTAGCATTATGTTCTAAACAATGCTCAGTATTTGCAGAACAATTTCTAGATCTCAAGGTATTCGATTATAACAAGGTATTTCTAGATTGTATGGAAAGATTCATTGTATATAGGACTGGTAGACAGGTAGGTAAATCAAGAAATGCAGCTATCAAGGCTATACATTTCGGTTATTTTGCTCCATTATTTGCTCAAAACTTAGATGAAGGTGAGGCTAATGTTGTAATTGCTTCAGTATCTAAAGATCAAGCAGCTTTGATTTTTAAGAAAATTAGAAATTTTATTCATAAATCTCCAACTCTTAAAAAATGTATTCAGAGAGAAACTAAAACTGAAATGACATTAGAATGGTTTGATGGTTCTGGTGTAACTAACTTCGTAGTAAGACCAATTGGTGATACTGGTGAATCACTCAGAGGATTTACTGTACACATGGCTATTCTGGACGAAGCAGCTTATATTCCACAAGTGGTATATGATGCCTTTTTGCCTTCTACAGTCACTACAAAACCTAGAATTATGCTTACTTCTACTCCTAAAGGAAAGTCGGGAGCATTCTTTAACGCATGTGAAAAATCATATATGATATATAGAAAAGGTGTACCACATGATTTACATGAAAGAAGTAAAGAATACAAATGGGTTCAATTCCATGTAACTACATACGATAATCCACTTGCAGCTAGTGACGAAGAAGTATTGGATCTTATTAAAGGTACTTCTAAAGCAGCTGAGAGACAGGAATTATATGGTGAATTCTTAGATGGTGGTAACTCTATCGTCCCATACAATTTACTTCAAGAATCACTCATGGAATATGATGAAAGACCTAAATTCGAATATTATGAAATGGGGGTAGATACTTCAGGTAAAGGTAAAGATGAGACAGTATTAACAATAATTGGAGTTACTGAAGATGGTAGAATATTCCCTGTAGACTGTTATTCTGAACTTACAACTGATCAAGTACGATTAGCAGAAAAAGTAAAAGAATTCCATTCGATATATAATTTCAGAAGAATATACTTTGATGAGACTGGTATGGGTGATACTTTAGGTGATATAATGAGAGACAAATATCCAGCATTACCAATTTACGGGGTGAACTTCAAGTCTGAAAAAACTGATTTATATGTAAACCTAGAAAGAATGTTTGAAGAGCATTCATCTATGAAGGGTAGAAGAATTATAAATATGACATTATTAACAGGTCTACACCATGACAAAATGATTGAACAAGTTTCATATATGTATTGGGATTATGGTAAATTTAAGGATCAACAGCCTAAAGCACGTTCAGAAAACCATGATGATTACCCTGATAGTCTAGCTTTAGCATGTTATGGACAGCGTAAAGGTGAAATTATACAGGATATACCTGATTTTTGGGGGCAAGGGTACGCCCAAGATGATGATCAACCAGTCTTAGGATGGACATATTAGACCAACAGAAATTCTTATATACTAGAAAATTTTCTATATAAGTGTTATGGCTGAAACCAAACGTGCTGACGAACAAGATAAAAAATGGGTAACTGTTCAAGGTCGTAAAGTCGAACTAGGTGAAGGGGAAGATCTTCAAGATAAACTTAAAGAAGATCTCAGAGGTGAAAAAGAACATAATACTAAAGAAGCATTAAAGAAATCAGTCATAATTCAAAGGTTTAACTTACAAAAATCTAAATTTAACTTCAGAGATGAGGTTGTATATGATAACTTACAGAAAACAGGTACAATCGGGGGATTTGAAGGTAATTATGTTAAGATATTCAATAAAGGTAGAGCAGTAGTATTACCAGCCAATGACGTATTCAAGAAATCAGAATTACTTGGAAGTCTGCATTGGGATGTAATGACTATTGATACCAGAAGGGATATATTAATGAAAGCAGATATATCACAAAATTACGTTAAACATGATTGGGCTAGAATACCAGCTATTATACAGGATCAAATTAGAAAAGACGGTACACCAGCTGGTACAGGTATCACTACCAGTTCTGAAGGTGTATGGAATCCAGTTAATACTGATAAGACAGTAGACTCTAAACTAAAAGAATCTGAAGAAAAAGCAGAGTCCAAGAAAGATGAAAAGAAGTAACGAGATTCGTAGATGTAAATGTGGTTGTAACAGAGAATTACCAACTAGATATAAAGGTAGAGAAAAAATATTTTTTAGTCCTGAATGTCGTAAGATATTTCATGGTATACCATTAACAAAAAAAGAAGAAGAAAGACTAGCTAATTATTGAGCTACGTCTGTAGGTTTTGGATATGTTGGTTGTGGAGCTACATTAGGTGCTTCATGATCTTTTTCATATTGATCTATGATTCTGCCTAAAATTGTAGCTGTGCTTTCATTCCCTTTTCTATCGGGATCTTTATCAGCATATTTTCTAATCCTTAGAACTAGACTTTTTGGAACACCGCCAATAGTTGTTTCAGTCCTTTCGGGATTTTGAGGTTTTGGCATAGATATATAAAATTTTCTCTAATATATAAATGTTCGCGGGGTAAGGTTTATATTATCGTTCTATATCTACTATAACTATGCCTGATATGTCAAGCGTTACTGGATATGAATCTTCTCCAAAAGTTGAAGATTTAGATGAAGGTGAAAAAATCAGCATTATCAGTATTGATTCTGAGATTGGTAAAACACCAAAGAACAATTACGAGATAATGTCACTAGAGACAGTAGAACATGGTAAAATGGTCACTCTAGCAGCTGGAGTACGTAATAAACTAAAAGACGTACTTAAAGCAGTAGAGGAAGATGATTTCAGTTTTGATGCTGAAGATCCATTAACCTGTACCATTACTACGTACACTAGTAAACAAGGTAAAGAAAACTGTAAAGCAATCGCATAACAGTACCTTACTTTTTTATTTTTTAACTAAACCCTTATATTGGGGAATTTTATGTATATATCTAATGACAATTGTAGACCTCAAAAAAGAATACCGAAAACACTTAGATATCATTAAAGATGATGCTAATGGAAAAACTACTAAGGAAGATTC